AACAATTAAATGCTCTGAGCCAAACCTACTGACAATCGCTTTTCTAACCGGAAAGCCCCTTTTGGGCATGTTCTGTAGATTTAAGGTTATACCGCCGCCGCTAGAAAGTCGGCCTGTTGCGGTGATACACTGATTAAAGTTGGGGTGTAGAAGCCCATTCTCTCTAGTGCCACGCTCAATTCCCGCAATAAAAGAGTCCAGATATGTGCTGATGGCATTTAGCCTTGCAACTTTAGTAAGAAATTCTATTGCAAGTGTATTGCCCTTGCGCTCTGCCTGAGAGATCAGGGATTTAATAGTAATCTTATCAGTCTTAAAACCATTGGCAGAAGCATAGCTGGATGCTTTAGGCTCTAGCTGCAAGCCAGCAACTTGACCCGTAGGCTGATACAACGCCCCAGCCCCATCACAGACCTTGCATTTAGTTCTGTTTTTGTACGGATCACCCTGTACTCGGAAAAGCTTACCGTTCTTGCGTTTGTTTTTAACTTTATACTTCTGTATTGATCCAACGCCTTGGCAGTCTGGGCATTGTACTGCTTGCGTTTTCTGCATTTGATTAAAGTTAGATCTGATCGAGTCCTTTATTTCTCTATCAGTCATTTTAGGTGGCATGAGAGATTTACCAGCCGCGTTGACGCCAATGTTAAAGGTTAGGATATGCGCGTCACGATTAATCAGATCCAGACTATAGATTACTTTAGTTCTATCTCTGCCAGAGGATAAATTGATGGGAGTATCACCCATGACTTCCTCTACAATCTCATTGCATCGTGCTTGGGTTTCAATCTGTTCAGCTAAAAACTTTTGCTTCACTTCTTCCAGAGCAAACCGATCAATTTTCACACCATTCATTTCTATTTCACAAAGAAATAAAAGTGTTTCGTTCATCGATTTTAGTACAGGTAAAAGAGAAGAATTTTCATCTTTAGCGAGATCAATTTGTTGCGATAAATATATCTCTCCACAGGTTTTAACGTCCGCAATTCCGTACGCAATTACGTCTGCCAGCGGTATTTTTTCAAAACCAATGCCCTGCTTAAATTGTTCGTCAACAAGATCTGACTTCTTAAAGCTTTTGGTGCGGCGGCGAATAGCAGTTTCTTTTAAAGACATAGGTATCCTTGCACCTTTGGCTAAAAGATATTCAGCTATTAACGTATCATATATCAAAGGCGGCAATTCAAAGCCCATTTCAAGCAGCCAGCCGCAATCAAATTTAGCATTTTGGGCTACTAGTACGTCAGCTTCTGCTAAGTGGTCAGTAAGTCGCTCTATGCCATCAGGAACGCTACACTCCTCATGAAACCAAGTGTCCACATGGACTTCATCAACTGTAGTTTCCCCAAGCCAGCCATACTGAGCCATAATACATTTATTATCAGGATTTTTAGGGCTATTATCTATGCGTCCTTCGATCCACTTCACCGTGACTTCTAAGTCGAGTACAAGTATTTTCAAAAGTCAGGCTCCCCATTCTCATCTAAAATGGGCATCTTGAAAGAAAAATCTCTAACGACTACCGGCTCTGGTTGTTTGGGTATAATTACGCCTAGTTCTCTCAAATATATTTCTATGTGAGGCGGTAGATTATCATACAACATAACGATTAATCTCCCCTTCAAGATTACACTGAACAAGCGTGTGCCTTCCGCTAATCTTGTTTTTCATAATGTTAATATATCTGGTGGGGTCATCAGGGTTGTCGGGGTTATCCGCTTTCCCTATGCCGAAAAGTAAATCCGCTTCTGACTGTTTAGCCACACGACTTCCTTCTAGCATGCTCATAGATAGGCGTGTTCTGCCCTCTGCATCACCCGTTGCCTGACTCATGGCGATGATTGCGGTATTATGTTTTTTGGCTAAAGCGCGTAGCTGAGTATATAAGCTTCTAAGCCGCTGATGGCCTTGATCAAACTTTTCAGTCAGTTCGACTTTATCTGCCATGTCTACGATAACTACACTGAATTCTTCTTTAGCTAGATAGGCGTCAAGGATGTTCATATCCCACCCCTGCGTATCTCTAAATATGATCCGGTCTTTGATGCCAGAGAAGCGAGTTACTGCAGCCGCTGGATCAACCCTGATTTCATCCTCAGTCATGCCAGTGTAAGACTGCAAAGCTCTAAGCTTCACCCTGCGTCCAAATTCTTCGTTACAGATGTAACCGACTTTAGCACCTTGCTGGCAGAAACCTGCAGGGCCGCAAGATATCGACACGGCAAAGGCTGTCTTGCCAACATTAGAATACGCAGCAACAATCATAAACTCACCGCGCCCAATGCCATAAACTTCGCGGCTGAGTGTTTCTATATTGAATTTAAATCGGTTGTCGTTGGCTGTTGTAGCCAGCAATTCATAAATGTCATCTGTGACCGGAAGACCAAAGATATCGTCTGGAAGATAACCCGCCGTGACACGCTCGACTAGAGTGTTAATCTTCCGTAGCGCATCCTTATCTCCTTGGTTCATAAGCAACGCTAGTTGTGCTATATCGTTTGCAACTTCTTGCATCCACAGATTGTTGATAACTGTGGCACTGATCTCTGCATCGATAGGCTCAGAAGTAGCAATTTCTTGCACTTGCTCTTCGACTTGATCAGCTTGGGCGGGAGTCCATACAGGATGGTTCGACTTCCAATATGCAAACAAATCTAAGGAAGTTATATCCTTTTCAAACTTGTCATGCATTTCAACGATAGAAGTATATATTTCTTTTAGAGTTTCATTAAAAAGCTCAGGTCTAAGCTTCGATTTATTTGCCTCATAGAACTCATTATTTAAGCAGTTTTTTAGTAGTGAGTGTTCCAATTTAGTCATTCCTTAGTTGCCTGTAACAATTAGCTACTTGTCAGGGCTAACACACAAGAAGACATAAAAAAAGCCCCAATTTTCATTGAGGCCTTTTTCTTCTAGATTATGGAAAGTTTATTTAGATGGCTTGTTTTGTCTGAACGCCATTTGCTCTAAATCAGGTTTTGCTGATCCTCTACGCTCTTTAATGTTCAAAGCGGTATAGCTTACACATTTATTAGAGTTGGAGAATTCTTCTAGGATCGCGCTTAATTTCTGTTCGATTTTAGCTGCCTCTGTGAAGTTTGCTACTTCAAGATCAGCCAACATAATTGCTCTTAGTTGCATTTTTGATATTCCTTGATTTTAACGTCGGTATTATCAGCTTCGACGGATACTTTTTCTCGCAGAATTACCTGCGCCTATGTTAAATTTATTTTAAGGGTGTTGTGGCGGTGCTAATGCAACTATTGGACTACCCCAGACAGTGTTACCCACCCAATCTGACGAAGATACACTTTTCACTTTACTTATAATACGCAACGATTTTCTGTACGCCGCGCCATATTGTCTTAACAAATAAGAACCTGTCCAGTTATGCTCGACAAGTCTAAAATGGTTAGATGGAAGAATATTAATCTCCATACAACACCCGTTTAACTTGCTCAGTATCCAACACTTTTAAGTCTCTCTTAGTTAAACATACACGAATATTACATCCATGCTTCCTAGCTTGTTGTACTGCCTTAATACTTGCGTCCATGTCAAGCACTAAATACTTATCACTGTATTTTTTAAGTGTCTTTGTGATGTTATAGCTAAGTTTAGTTCCTAGCAAAGCTAAACCTACAAAACCTTTTATCCGTGACACCGAACAAGCAGAAGGCACATCTTCTACCATCACAACTTTGTTACCAACGCCTATAGTAATTCCAGATTCAATTACACCGTAAGTGATCCACTTCGGGCCAAAGCCAGACAGTAATCTGCCTACCGCGCCATTAGCATAATAAAAGATTACTCTGTTTTCTGATGGTGCATATCTAATTTTTATTAATTGATTGTTATATGCTTCCAGACTGTTTACCGACTCCAGATAATCTAAAGAGGGTTGGTGGTTCGTTACAGAAGTTGTAATCGAAGGTAAAGGCTTACCTATAGGTTTGTCAGCTTTAATATTGTTTAATCTATTTTTGACATACTCTATCGTTCTATCACCAGTGTAGATTCCTTTTCCTTCACAACTGGCTCTAAAGCAATTCCACATTACTGTACCATCAATTTTAGAAATAGATAACTTCTTATCCATATAGCAGAATGGACAGGTGATTACTTTTCTATCACCTTCCCGCAAAGGTATTCTTTTGATGATATCTAGTTGTTCAGAGTAAGTCATATATCTATCTTCTTTAGTTGATTATAAGTCATGTCACCTCGCGGCGACATCCGAAGGATACACGCTTTAACAATATTGTAAATGGTACAAACGACAATTAGTTAAATGTGACTAAAAGTATTTTTGATTAACAGTTTATCACACTCATAGTATTTAAGTCATTGTTTTATATGCAAAAACTGGTAATCAATTGGTCGTAGGTTCGATCCCTACCGCCGGAGCCAAAGTCACTGATATTAAACAATTAATCAGGGTCTTGGATGAGTAAAAAAAGGAAGAAATTGACGAAAAAGTAATTCCTTTTTTCTTCCTTTTTTCTATAACCGACTCACTTGTATTTTATGTAGACATCTTTAATCGATAGGTTATCGGCTTCTTTGCGTGCATCTTTTTCAAGTACTGTTTTATAAGCCAGCGCATTGTCAGTTTTAGAACAGTAATATGTTAGTATCACCGTTCTATATCCGCTTCGCATCATACTCTTCCAGAACGCTTGTGGTGGTCAGAGAAGCCCATGAAATAGGATAGAGCCGTGACATCTCATGGCTGACTAAATTGGCTACTGAGCGTGTCTCCTGTTGAGTGTCAGGTGAGCATCTAAGTACTGCCATTCGTGCAAACGCATCTAGTGACCCAGACCACCAAAACTGCGTCATTAAATTAGCCGGTAATACCATTCGCGCTTGTTCTTCACAGACGCCTAATTCTAGCAGATAATTATAGTGAGCTACTGCCTTGTTACATTGTGACAGTGTGGATGCTATCACTTTGTTAGCTGTATCATCTTCAAGTCGGTCACCAGAACCTTGCTTCTTATCTTTGACTGACTGTCTCCACCAATCTGGATAAAATATGTCAGGCTGCGATTTCACATATCTGCGGCTCACTTCGTTAATTCTCAAATATGAATGTTTTACAAGTTGTCGGCTCACAAAAATTGGACAGCTAATTCTAAAAGATGCAAAGCAATGTCCAAATGGACTAAAATGCTTATGCTTGGCTAAATACTTTATAAGCTTTTCGTCTGAATAGTGGAGTATGGGGCGCATATCTCCATCTGTTCCAGTAAAGCCCAGACCTTTGCTATGCTTACTGAATGACACTCTAGCTGCATTTACGCACGAAAGGTCACTGCCCATGCTGTCGAGCAATTCTACAGAGATTTTACTCATTACACTAACCTCTCGTAGATAACATAATCTTTGCCGTGCAAATACTCTTGGCCTACTCGCATTGTGCGAAGGTGATCAAAGGGCAGTTCGTGACCCATGCCCGCAACTCTGCCAACAGTCTGGGATTTGCAGTGAGTAGTTTTAAAAACTTTATATTTGTCGTAATGATCCATTTTTGTAATCGATAGTGTATCAAAATGCATTTGTAGCTTTCTCTTTCAGTAATTGTTGAATTAAAATGTTTTGTTCTGCGATAATATCTTGCAGCTTTTCGGGCGAGTCAGTGCCTTGTTTGTACCGCCGCATTTCCCTGCCCAGCTTCTTAAAGCCGACAGTATCTAGTCCACGTTTCTCCAAGGCGTTGTGAGCGTTAGTTTCCGTCAGTACAGAGTAAACCATGAGGCTGTTTATGTTCTTGTGACCTGAGATAGCCATCAGTTCGTCATGGGTGCAGCCGCACTCAGAGCCGTGTGTTACTCCAGAGCGCCTCAAATCAGCCAGCCTTACGTCAGTATATACATACGATCCATCAGGCCGCTTCTTGCCCTTGTCACGCACTGGCGGGAGCAACTTAGAAGCCTTCCTAATATCAGAGAATACTTTAGTCAGCCGGTCAGCCGTGTAAGGCTTTCGCGTACCTTCCTCGCGTATAATAAAATCATCAGAGTTATGCTTAGAATGCAGCTTTAGCCGCTTCTCTATGCCAACGGTGACAGGAATACGCATTTCAGCGCCTGTCTTCTTCTGAGCAAACTCAGCTACATTATGTACTGTGTCAAAGTCATTCCATTTCAGAAGTCGTACATCAACAGGCCGCTGCATCCATTCATAGCAAATCGTAATGACAGTACCCATACTGACTTTGCCGTTTGCATCACAGTATTCTACCATTTCTTTGACTTGATCAGGCGTCCACATGACCCTGCGTACATGACCTTTTGGAAGCTTTAGATCAGAGAAAGGGTTTGTAGTAGCCAGATTAAGCCGCCTACCCTCTGCCCATGCTGATCGAAGTCGGATGATAGTTACACGCGCATTGTTAGTTGTAACTTTGTCCTCAACGATTTGAAATATCTTCTGCGCGTACTGATAGTCTACATCTTCTACCAGAACGTCAGAGAAAGGCTTGCCATCTCCTAGATCCCACTGCAGCAAGCGGTCTATGATTTGTCGATAATTTCGCTTCGTATTAGCCGCATTATCTTTGAAGGCCATAGACCTTTTCCATGCGGAAATAAGTGCATGTACTGTGTTTTGGGGGGCGTAAACTGATGTGTCTGTACCTGCGCCCGTATGTTTCTCCCATTGCTTGTGCCACTGGCGCACTAAGTATTGAGCTTCCGATTTGGACTCTAAGGTGGTGCGCTTAATGTTGGGAAATACTTTTAGCATGGCTGCGCTAGGTCTAACAAAGTAGACCCAGCCGTTTTTACGCTGGACAGGTTCTATATATCCAGCGGTCTTCATCGTGTAGCGCCCAAAGTAACGTGAGGTTCAGTCAGGCGCTGAAGATGCTTGTTTAAGTGTTTAAGCTTGGCGTTCTCTTCCATGAGCGCACCAATCCGAAACCTAGCCTGATAAACATCTTGGCTGGTGAATTCGTTACCCGCCTCTGCCAAGTCTTCTGCTAATTGCTCCAAGTAGTTTCTGAATTCGGCGTCCGTCATATCATTAAAAATTTGCGTACTCATTGAGACATCTCCTTCTGTAGCCGCAGACCCTTGATCAGCATCTCTTCGGCATCTTTCTTCTGACCCCTTTGCAGACGCTCTAAAGCCCATGACACCCAGCTAGTTGCGTGAGGCGATAATTGGTCAGGCTTTGGCTCTGGCTTGTGACCTAGAGCCTCGAATGAACCCACTGCGTTATCGTTTAAGAAGGAAAGCAGATTGGGTTTATCGACGGGCACCTCGACTAAGCGCATGTCATCCTTGAACCGCTTGCGAGCATCAGCTTGAGTGCCTGACCAGTGGCCTTGATTGTTTGTGTACAACTTCATGCCGCCACCTCTTCCATGCAGACGTCATCTGCCCAGACTGTGAAGGTTGCTGGATTGCCTGTGGCGCTCTCAAAGCTTCCAACCTCTACACTTACAGACCCATCAGCAATCAACTCATCATCAAAGTTGTCTCCGCACATAATCAAATTCGCTTCGGCATATGTTAGCTGGTGGCTGGTGTTAGCTAACTCATTCCACTGATCGACAAGATGCTGTGCTTGACTATGTGTGATTGAAATGTGGATGCTCATGCCGCCACCTCTGATCCAAGGGCTTGTATTTGCTTCCACCAGTAATCTTGGGCTTCAATACTATTGGATAAACACATGCGGCGGTGGAGATAGTTAAACCGTTCTTCAGCTTGCTTGTATGTACGGTCAGTAAGTTTAATAGTAGTTTTCATGTTAGTCACTTTCTCAGTTGGCTGTTATACACAACGTACAACAGTTCAGTGACTAGTGTTTATTCTAACAATTATCAGTATGTCAATCAGAAATATATTTAGACATAAAAAAAGACACTAAAAAGTGTCTAATTTTACCTGCGCGTCAATGTTATATACTGTACTAAGTGTTTGATATTTCCGCTATGATATTCATACCGTATTCATGGGTTGAATCATCCGTTGGCACACAAATAGTTGCACCTAACTCTTTATTAAATATCAAAGAATGTGTGATTCTAGTCTGCTCGACTTTGATAGTTGCATTCTTAATATCTTCGCTTAGTTCGTAGGCGTCGAGGGTAGTAAGTTTGTACATATTTTAGCCTAACTTTTTATATTTTAAATTTGAGACTTGCGCGTGAACTCCTAGTAGCCCTCATATGGGCTTTAACGACAATTTGTACTGCGTAAAGTAGTATCATTTTGCTGTCAATAAAAATCCAGATTTTAATCGAAAAACTTTTTTAAATAATAATTTGACAAATCATAACAATTAATTGACTGTCGAGCTAATAGGCGTGACTTCCTATTTGTTAAAACTCTAATCAACTAAGAACGGATCAAAAAAATGACAGTAAAGCAATACAAGCTTGCCACGGCGCAAGCCATGAAAACTATGAGAGAACACTGCGACAGCGACAATTTTATTAAAGAGTGTAGAGCCGCCGCGCACGCTAAAATAAAAGCCGCGACTTGCAAAAAAGGCTTTTTGAACTGGTCTAAGCTTCCGGCTTTAATCGGGCAAAACACAAAAATTAAAAAAGATGTAACAAGCTTAAACACGGATCTAGAAATTTGGGGCTTATCGCTCGCGCCGCATTGGGTGAGCGGCTTCAATACTTGCAACGGCTTATCAATGGGCTGCGCGAAGAATTGTCTGATGTTTACGGGCATGGGGCAAAAATTTATGATTGCCAGCGATGGTAAGCATAAAGTCGCAATAGCTCGCATTATTAGATCAATTCTATGGTTTAAATATCGTGATCAATTCAAGGCGCGGCTTTTGTTGGAAATAGAACGAAAAGCCGCCAGCCTACAAAATAAGAATATAGCAATGGCATTTAGGCCAAACGTGTTTAGTGAAGTAAAATTTGAAAAGACTTTCCCCGAATTGTTTGAGCTTTGTAATGATCTAAATGTTAAATGTTACGATTATGTAAAGGACATAAAACGGATAAAAGAAAACCCGTTTCCGTCATATCACATGACTTTTAGTCTATCTGAAAACAATGCGCTTTTTATTCCAACCGCTTTAAAGCACGGCGCTAATATTGCCATTGTCACGGATTTACCCACAAATAAAAACCGCGACAAAACATATAAACATTTACCGCCCAAAAGCTTATCTGTTGCTGGGGTTACTTTGCCAACTGTAGACGGTGACCAGCATGACGCCCGTTTTTTAGATAAAGCAAAAGCCGCGTTTATAGTTTTGCGCGGAAAAGGCCAAACAATAAAAAGCGATTTAACCGGCTTCAAACATCAAATTTCTGAGGCGGCTTGAATTGTCCTATCTTTATCAAGCCATCGGCTTTGTTTGCGTGTGGATCTATTTGCTGGATCTATTCGCGTAAATAAAACATTTACAAAGTGTTTTTTAAATGTTACGAACCCCAACGACCTAAATTTTAACCAACTAAGAAAGTGACTGAAAAATGTTAGATTTTAATTTGACTGCAGAACAAAACGCCGCGCAAATCGTAAACGACTTTGCACCCGCGTCATTATCCACAAGCGCCGCGCCGACTGTGAGTAGTCGTTACGCTTTTATCAATAGCGCAAAGGCAATTGATATTTTAGCCGACTATGGATTCCATGCGACTGCAGCGCAGCAGCAGAAAAGCCGTGACAAATCAAAAGCGCCCTACGCCGCTCACATGCTTAGATTTCAAAACGAAGCGTTTTCTACTGGTGAAGGTATTCCAGAACTGTTGCTATTAAACAGTCATAACAAAAGAACGTCACTTGGTTTAGGCCAAGGCTTTTTTCGTTATGCTTGCTCTAACAATGTAGTGTTGGCGACTTCTGGCATATTCCAACGGCTGCGCCATAATGCAGCAACCGAGAGCGCTTTTGAAAAGTTAGTCGCTGAAAAGGCTGCGGGTTTACCTGAGACAATGGCGCGGATTGAAACAATGCAAGGCGCGGAAATAAGTAACGTTAGCGCGTTTTCTATGGCGGCGGAAATGTGCGAAGCAAGGGGGTGGCTAGCGTCCTATAAACAGCCCGCTTTAAATCTAAAAGCCGCCAGCTATTACAACGAAAACACTATTAGCGATTTGCTGACGGTACGGCGTTCAGAAGACAAAAGCCGCACAGTTTGGAATATATTCAACCGCGTTCAAGAATGTTTCTGCAGCGCTAATAACGGCTTTGCGCCGGTTCGCATTGTCTCGACTTCTAAAAAATATCCAGAGGGGCGCGAGCGTAAAGCACGTTCAGTCAGATCAATTGCGGGCAACACTGCATTAAATGCAAAATTGTTTTCTATTGGCGAAACCTACGCAAAAGAGGCGGCTTAAATGTCTCTGGATCTAGCAAAGAATAAAGCGGTTAAAGGCGAAACCGTGCGAGCAAAACGCCGCATAAAATCGCTGGCGAAAAAAGAGGCTGCGCTTGTGCGCGGCTTCAAAGAATTAAAACAATTACAGGACAATAAAAAAATGAAATATTTAACGCTCGACCGGATGATAAAAATTGAAGCCGCCACGCATGACCAGAAAACGCCGCATGATTTGTTAGCTTTTGCCAATGCCAAGCGCTGGTCAAAAAGCAAAAACGACTTTGAGCGGTATGGTGATTTAACATTGCCAAATTTAATCCGCGCAATGCGTAAAGAAATGGAGGCATGATATGAGAAGTGTAAGACGTTCAGAGGAAAGCCTAACAAGCCGCATAAATGGCTTGGGTAATGCAACTATGTCGGGGCGCGGGCATGGGCGCATACAAAGCAAGCAATTGGCTGGCTTGGATGACTTGCCGCCAGAAAGCTTAAACCGCGCCCAGCGCCGCGCAAAAGCGGCTGATAAGAAGCGGCGCAAAGAATAGCTGTCTTCGATCACAAACAATTAAATTAGCCGCCTTAAACGGGCGGCTTTTTTTATGACAATTTACTATTGTTTTTTGTAACACTTTTATTTAACAATGCAGGGGCAGGCCGAAGGCTTGCTTATCAATAATTAAGAAGGTGACTGAAATGACAATTGAAACGCTTACAAGCCCGCTTTTTATGGCCGCATTTTTTGCTGTGGCTGTTTTCATATCTTGGGCAATTGCTGCGGTAATTACTGCCCTACAAGATAGAGCAGATCGCAAAAAACTTGATGCAATTGTTGCAAAGTATGCAGCAAGACGCGCAGCGGATGACGCCTATCACGCCGAATTTATGGCAGAAATAAACCGCAAATGTTTTTTGTAATACTTTTATTTAACAATGTAGGGGCGGGCCGAAGGCTTGCTCCTCAACAATTAAGAAGGTGACTAAAATGACTGAACTAGTAACAAATAAATACGGTGAAACATTTAAGAAGGTAGCTTTAAAAAGCTTAAAGAAAGGCGACGAATTCAAGCGCAAGCCTGATGCGCTAAAAAGCTTTTATAAATGGCATTACAACCGCAAATCGGCTTGCTACAAGCAAGCGACTTTCTGCTGCATTCCTGATGATGATGTTTATGGTGGCGGTATGGAAATAAACGCTAAAGCTTTTGTTTATGTCGATAGTGCTGGACCAGCTAATTATAAGGGGTTGCTCTGATGAATTATCGAATGGTTACGGTAGTAACGCAAAAGAAACAAAAGCTAGGCTTGTCGGGGATGGTAACTTTACGCAATAACTTTGCGCTGGAAACAGATAAGGCGCATAGATTTGTGCAAGCAATAATCGCATTGCCAACAATTGTTGATATTGAAATAAGCGAGGGCTTTACGATTACGGACAATGTTGATCGAGCAATAGCCGCCGTTACTCGCAATGGGGTGCTATGATGCAGAAATATTTTGAATTCACATGGCTCGAAATAAATGGCGACTTTTTTGAGCAAATTGTAATTGCAAACAATAGTGATAAAGCCGAAGAAATTTGGCGCACGACTTGGCCTGATCATTTAGGCGCAAGCTATAAGCCGCCCGCTATTCTGGAAGTTACGGAAGCTTGTTACCTATCTGGAAAAGCTTTCTTTAAATCTGGCGGTATTTCTCCGCTCATGCATCATTGCACGACTTGCGGCGCGGCTGATAAAAAAGACAATTTGTTATTAGATTGCGAAAAGCTTTATTGCAGCGACTGCATAGGCGAGCAACGTTATAACGACTGGCCTTGCCAATAGATCCAGCCAACAGAAAGCAATTAAGCCGCCTTAAATGGCGGTTTTTTTGTGCCTGACGTTTAGCTAATAATTTAAAGTCGGGTGATTAGGCACCAGCTAAACGTGAGAACGGCTTGAGGGCTATCAGACTTCGAGCTATCAGACTTCGAGCTATCGACCATCGAGCTATCGACCATCGAGCTATCGACCATCGAGCTATCGACCATCGAGCATGCACAAAGCCGCCGCCCGCACTGCCATTTCAAAACTATCAAACTAATTTTTTAAAACTTCCGAAACATTGCAGAATAAAAGAAAGCTTTTTTCCTTTTATTTATTTTCGCTGCATAAAATCTCTATATTTTTAAGGGCTGTTTTATTCTTTGACTGATATCAAAGCGTTAACAGTTTTGTTTATTATTATTTTTTATCTAATGCTTTCAAAGACTTATGATGACGCAAGAAAAAATCAAAAGGCCACCGACTGCCACCCCCACCCCTACCGGTATCGTATACAGCCCTGACATATTTTTGAGAAAATAGAACCGTAAACCGCCTACTCTAAGTCTGCAGCCTTTTAAATATGTAAACGTACTAGATTTAGTAGTTACGCTTGACAACTTACTAATTGTTACATATACTGATAACTATTATATTTATTTATTTATTTTTTTAAGGCTTATTAATGAATTCACCATTGGATAATGGTCAGTCGATTCTTTTAGATTTTGGTTTTATTCTTACCCATGAGTTGTCTATAGATGAGCATGGCGTATTAAACATCACTGCTTCTGTCCACGATGAACTGACAGAACACTTGCAGAAAACAATTAAAGCCCCTTTCTACCAGCTAACTGACTATCTAGTTAATCTTCCTGATAATGAACAAGATTATAATCAGCTTTATGCAATAGCCAATGAGCTAGTCCGTGAGTCAGAGCGTATCCGCGAAGTAGCTGACCGCATAGAGACAAGCACTGCTAATGTAGCTGACCTATTTAACACTTCGTATGTTCCCCCAACCTGATTTATTTGGGTGGCATAAAGACGAAGAGAAGTCCGTTGCTACTAAGACCACCCACAAACAGTGTGGCACTTGCGAAGTCACTAAAGAGATAACAGATTTCCCTGTTTTTGCAGCAAAAGTTTCTATGACTTGTACAGAAGATGGTACTCGTAGATCTCAATGCAGAGAATGTTACAATAGAGGTAAAGCTATTTGCAGTAGATGGGAGAAGGATAATCCTCTTCCTAAAGACTTCAGATGCCCGATATGCAATTCAGCAGCGGAAGACTTCACCTCTACTGGTAGATATCTAAAGCAGCGGCCCTTTGCAGTAGACCATGACCATAAAGCTAACAAAGTTAGAGGCTGGGTATGCTGTTCATGCAATAGCGCAATGGGTTATATAAAGGATGACATTGAGGCGGCTACTAGGATGATAGATTTCCTTAAAAGATCTAAGGATGCATAGCGGCTATACCTAATCGCTAACTACTCCTAAAACCTATCCTTTGGTATAATGTAACTACATATTAAGGAGTTATATTATGTTTAAGAAATTACTAAGTAAGCTACAAGAAAATCAGATGCGTAGAACCGCCTACTGGCAGTTACAGAACCTTACTAACAAAGAACTTAATGACATCGGATTATGTCGAGGCGATATTCGACGTATAGCCTATAAAGATCCTATTAAGTAGGATCGGCGGTAGACTGCTTTAAGTCATCTACTTAGAGACAACTATCCATACTAGGGTGACTTAGAGTTAGTTTATATATTAAACCCCTCAACCGACAATTCATTATACCAATTAAATGCTATTTCGTCAATATTAATGTTTATTTTAACAATTAATTAAATGATTGCCTTACCATCAGATAAGTGGTACAATGTATGGATTAGGCATTCTAACTGGAGTGCTTATGAAAAGTTTAAACCTCTATTACATCAGAGCCGCAATTGAAGCGAAGACAGGCCAACGGCTAGACTTTCCCACAATCCGAAAGCTCTTAGTAGAAGAAAAACTAATCACCCAGAAAGAACTCAACGCTAATCCAATGGCACATGAGTTTAAAGGTTACGGCGCATACTTCTTCTCAGAGGAGAATGCTGTTGATATCCCCTCAAACCCCCAACGCTTTTTACCAGAACCCATTTTAGAGGAAGACTTTGATGAATAAAAAATATGACAACTGTGGTGCTTCTGTGAAGCCTAATGGCGCTGCCGCAAATATGTATGGCGGTGGAATGGCGATGAAGAAGAAGCCAGCTTACAACATGGGCGGCATGGCTGCGAAGCCGAAGAAGAAGGCAGGTATGGCCTCTGGGAATATGGGCATCAAGAACAAGTAGCTGCTTTGGAGCTAGTGGGGGGATCGTACTACTATGTTAGCGGAAATCGCTGCAGCCAACGCAGCTTTCGGAATTTTGCGCCAAGCTGTAAGCAATTCGCAAGATTTGGCAAATTTTGGAAAGGCGATTTCAGCCGTAGTTGTAGGCGAGGAAGCTCTAAAGAAGAAGTCGGAGAGGGAGAGCAAGAGCATCTGGAGCAAGATTGCTGGTAAAGATGCTCAAGACATGGACTCATTCATGGAGCTTGAGAAGCTGCGTGAGAATAAAAAACAGTTAGAGTCCATGATGCGCTTATACGGAAGACCCGGATTGCATGCAGATTGGGTTAAATTCTGTGCAGAAGCTCGCAAGTCTAAGCGTATGGCTGAGATGGAGCGCAAGGAAGCTATAGCCCGAATTAAAGAGATCACTGCTTACATTGTTGGAGGTGTAGTCTTAATAGGCGGCATTGCTGGCCTCATCTACATGGCAATAGCTTTTAGAGATTTTAATGTCGGGTGAATCCCTCATAAGCCATTTCCCCTTACCGTCGATGCCCTTTGAGACGCATGTAAATGTAATCTTTGAAAGTGGACGCGGTGAGCAGGTTGAGAAGAAGGCACAGGCTGGAGAAGCTGGCTCAGTAGAGCCGATAGACGAACATACTCCTGTCGAGAACCTAAAGCTGGTTGATCAGAGATACGCTTATAATCCTGACCCTAGTAAGCTTCGGACCCCTGACGGACAAATTGTAGATTTTGTGGTGGCGTAAATGACAAAGAAAAAAGTACCTGCAAGCCGAAAGTATGCCAACGGCACAACTTACAAGGACAGCAAGGGTAAGACCCACAAGCGTACATCTGCAAAGGGTACGAAGCGTGGAGATGCCTATTGCGCTAGGTCTAGCGGTCAGAAGCAGACTGAGAAGGTAAAAGTACGGCGCAAGGCTTGGGGATGTCGTGGCAAGAAAAGCGTCCGTAGTTAAAAAGAACGGCTCCTACATAGTCTACGGCGAGGATGGCTACATCCTAATAGTAACTGTGTCTAGGACTGCAGTTAAACAGATAATTCAAGAGTATGAGGGAAGTCTAAATGTCTCTTTATAAGAACATGAATAAACGCAAGAAGGCAGGTACTAGCCGTTCCAAAAAGGAAAGCACAGTATCTCCGAAAGCCTACGCCAACATGAAGGCGGGCTTCCCCAAGAAAAAAGCCAAGAAGAAATGATCTTCGGCCTACTCCTAGCCTGTAGCAGTGCTGTAGATGCCAGAAGCTGTCAGGCAGTTCCTTACGACAAAAAGTACTTCTCTTCGATGCAAGAATGTCAGGGGGAGATGAAAGCAGCAGCCATCTACACCGCGAATGCATTCAATTTAGTGACCCGCCCATACTGCTTTAAAATTAAAACTAACGTCTAAGGAATGACTAATGAGTGATGAACGTCTGTCTCGCGTAGAGAATAAAATTGATAAACTATCTGAGGCAATCGTTGAAATGGCTAGAATGGAAGAGCGTGTAGTATCAGCCTTCAAGCGCATGGATAACATCATTGAATATCAGAGCAAGATGGATAACCGCTTAGATGACATGGAGAAGCAATCTCTAGTCAGAGGCCAGAAGATAGCCTTTGCTGAGAGGTTCTTCTGGATGATTGCTACAGGCGCAGTGGGCTTGGCCTTCGTATTTTTGAGGTAGTTATGGAAGATAAAGTATTAACTGAGAAGCAAGCTCTATTCCTTGAATTGCTTATGACGCCCGAAGTTAGGGGAAACATTCGCAAGGCTATGAATGAGGCTGGATATGCGGAGACTACAAGTATCTCTGCAGTAGTCGGCCCCTTGCAGAAGGAGATTAATGAGAAGGCATCTCTCATGCTGGCTATGAATGCGCCTAAAGCAGCATGGGGCATGGTGGACGTACTGGATAATCCAGAGGCTATGGGAGCCAGAAACTCTATAGCTGCAGCCTCTCAGATCTTAGATCGAACCGGTCTGATCAAGAAAGAACAAATTGAAGTCAACAATACAGGCGGTGCGATGTTTATATTGCCACCGAAGTCTGAAGATTGAGCAAGTGGCCTAACCGCACAAGACCTAATAAGACAGCTAAGATACCTTACGCATACAAGGAATCTGAAGATGATCCCTTAGTTCTAGTACCGGACCAGTGGAAGGTAGACTTCGTAGAGAAGGCTATGGATCATCTGGAAGAGGGTAATAGCTCTAGAAAGGTAACTGCTTGGCTAGTTAGTAAGACAGGAGATACACTTTCGCATCAGGGTCTTAATCTAATCTGGAAACGGTTTAGAGGCAAAGGTACGGAGAACCCATCTAAACGTCTTAAAGAGATGGATAAGACTAGGCGAAAGAACAAGCCGAAGACTTTAGAAGAAAAGAAAATAGCCGCAGCCAAACGTAAGCAGACAGATGCTAAACGTAGGCTGACTATGGCTAAGAAAAGTTTAAAAGAATTATCCCCTAAAGAGCAATTGGCTACTAGTGGGCTTGATTTTGATGTGGTAGAACAACAGAAGCAGCAACAAGATGTTATCTTTGCTCCGAATAAAGGTCCACAAACTGAGTTTCTCGCAGCAAGTGAGAGAGAAGTATTATACGGCGGCGCAGCGGGCGGCGGCAAGTCATTCGGTTTACTTGCAGACCCCATGCGTTATTTTAACAATCCTAATTTTAATGGTCTTATCCTTCGACGCAGTACAGATGAACTTCGTGAACTAATATGGAAATCACAAGAATTATATCCCAGAGCATTTAAAGGTGCGAAGTGGGCTGAGAAGAAATCACAGTGGTCTTTTCCTAGTGGCGCTAAACTATGGCTCACCTACTTAGACAGAGATCAAGATGTATTACGTTATCAGGGTCAGTCCTTCAGCTACATAGCCGTAGATGAGCTAACCCAATACCCAAGCAGCTTTTGCTGGGATTATCTGAGGTCACGACTTCGTACAACAGATCCTACTCTGCCGATCTTTATGAGAGCTACTACCAATCCGGGTGGTATAGGAATGGGATGGGTAAAGAGAACCTTTATCGACCCTGCACCAGCTAACACAAAGTTTGTAGCCAAGGATCAGGAAAGTGGGAAAGACTTAGTTTATCCCGAAGGACACGACAAGGCTGGAGAGCCGTTATTCTACAGGCGTTTCATACCAGCAAGATTATCCGACAACCCTTATCTAATGGAAGGCGGTCAGTATGAAGCCAACCTACTATCTCTCCCCGAAATGCAAAGAAGGCAGCTTCTTGACGGAGATTGGAGCGTTACTGACGGCGCTGCGTTCTCTGAGTGGCGACATAAAGACCATGTTATTGAGCCGTATGATATACCGACTGATTGGATGCGATTTAGGTCATGCGACTATGGCTACTCTAGCTTTAGCTCAGTTCACTGGTTTGCTGTTGACCCAAATTACGACACCTTAGTTTGCTATAGAGAATTATACGTCACTAAACATACAGGCCGTGACCTAGCCAAAGCCGTATTAGAGGCAGAGGGCGCAGAGAGAATACAGTATGGCGTGCTGGATAGCTCATGCTGGCACAATAGAGGTCAGCTTGGACCTTCGATTGCAGAGGAAATGATTTCTCAGGGCTGCAGATGGCGACCTAGCGACAGAACTAACGGCGCAAGGATAGCTGGCAAGAACCGACTACATGAGTTGCTTAAAGTAAATGAGGACACAGGGCTGGCCGGCATACAATTTTTCAACACCTGTCGGCAAGTTATAGCAGATTTCCCCCTTATACCGTCAGATCCTAAAGGCGGTGACGATATAGACCCCCGAACCTCACAACAACGGCACACATACGACAGCATTAGGTATGCAGCTATGTCCAGACCGAAGGCATTTAGCCCCTTCGACATGGGAATGGGCGTACCACAACAAGTCTGGCGACCTGCAGACGCAATATTTGGATATTAATAATGGCTTTAATGGATAAACCTCTACCAGATGACGTTACGGACACCGACATTGCGGTTCCCTTGGAAGAAACTGGTGACGTAGAAGTAGAAAATACGGAATATTCGGGTACAGTAGAGTTTATTAAGTCGCAGTTTAATCGTTCTGAGGAAGCTAGGCGCGTAGATGAAGAGCGATGGCTGGATGCTTACCGCAATTATAGAGGTATATACTCTAGCGAAGTACAATTCACTGAAACTGAGAAGTCTAAAGCCTTTATAAAGGTAACTAAGACTAAAGTTTTGGCTGCATATGCTCAAGTTGTGGACGTATTATTTGCAGGATCGAAGTTTCCCATTGGAATTGAGGCCCGACAGTTCCCTTCTAACGTAGCAGACTCCATATCCTACAATCCAAATGAATTAACCAGCGATAAAGTCGAGGAAACTGTAGGCGTAGAATACAAGATCTCTAATAATATAGCCCGTCCTAATCTAGCTAAAGACTTGGGCATGTATGAGGAGACTTTGGAGCCTGTAAAAGACGAATTAGAGCTTGGTGCAGGTACTATGCAGGGGGCTGTTACTTATGAACCCGCTAAAAGAGCCGCCCAGAAGATGGAAAAGCTCATGCACGACCAGCTAGAAGAGACAGAGGCTCCAAAACACCTTAGATCCCTAGCTTTTGAGACTTGCCTCTTCGGAACTGGCGTTATGAAGGGTCCATTTGCTCAGTCTAAGGAATATCCACGCTGGACAGAGGATGGAGACTACGATCCGCTGTTTGAAACCATCCCAAAGATGGAATATGTGTCTATTTGGGATTTTTATCCTGACCCTGACGCCAGAAATATGTCTGAAGCTGAATATACGGTACAGCGCCACCGTATGAACCGTACTCAGCTACGAAATCTGAAGAAAAGACCACATTTCCGCGAAGAGAGTATAGAATTAGCCTTAGATTATGGACCAGACTACTCCAGAAGCTATTGGGAAGACGCTCTAGAGGATGACGGTACTTCTACAGGCATCGAAAGGTTTGAGGTATTAGAATATTGGGGTGTTTTAGACGCTGAATTAGCAGAAGAAGCCGATATTAAGATCCCTAAAGATTTACGCAAACAGGACGAATTACAGGTCAATATCTGGGTTTGTAACGGACAAATCCTTCGATTAGTGCTAAATCCGTTCACTCCACGGCGTATTCCCTATCTCTCAGTACCATACGAATTAAATCCATACAGTTTCTTTGGAATCGGCGTAGCTGAGAATATGACGGACACCCAGCTTCTTATGAATGGGGCGATGAGGATGATGGTGGATAACGCCGCTTTGTCTGGTAACCTATTGATAGAAGTGGATGAAACCAATTTAGTTCCGGGCCAAGATATGAGTATTTATCCGGGCAAAGTGTTTAGGCGACAAGCGGGCGCACCGGGTTCTAGCATCTATGGAACCAAGTTCCCCAACGTCAGCCAAGAGCTTCTAATGATGTTTGACAAGAGCCGACAGCTTGCGGATGAGGCCACAGGCATACCTAGCTACTCTCACGGCTCTGGGGCAGTTGGCGGTGTAGGACGTACAGCGTCTGGCATGTCTATGCTGATGGGCGCGGCTGCACAGAACATCAAGGCAGTAGTGCGTAACGTAGATGACTACCTACTCAGCCCACTAGGAAAGAGCCTGTTCGCCTTTAACATGCAATTTAATTTTGATGCAGAGTTTATTGGTGACCTCGACGTCAAAGCCAGAGGCACAGAGAGCCTGATGCGAAACGAAGTCCGAAGCCAGCGGCTGCTACAGTTTATGCAGATGACCCAGAATGAACAGATGGCTCCGTTTGTGAAGTACGACTACATCTTACGCGAGTTAGCTTCCAGCATGGATTTGGATGAAGACAAGATCCTTAATGATCCGCGTGAAGCAGCTATCCAACAGAAGATGATGGCTGACATCAAGGCACTCATGCCAGAGCAACCTGCACCGCCCCCACAGGCGGCTCCAGAGGGCCAAGGCATTCCACAAGGCGCACCAGTACCACAAGCACCTGAACCTGACGCACAGGGCTTCACAGGTGGCGGCGGTGGAGACAACGGCGGTAATGCACCTCAACCAGAACAACAGGCTGGGCCACCCCCTCAACAGATTCAGTAAAAAGAAAGTTACCCAGCAATAATGGATAATGAATTTTTTATAAATCTACTGCCCCTCGTAAATGACAAGCTACAACTTCAAAGCGTACAAGACTACGCCAAGGGCAGAATAGATATCCTATTACAGCAACTCTCTACTGAGAGAGACATGAACAATGTTGTTAGAATCCAAGGGGCTATAGCAGAGCTTAGACGCTTTAGTACTCTGAGAGAAGAAGTCATCAAGGGGTCAGGTAAGTGAGCCTACTTCAAAGCGTATTCAGTCTTATTAAAGAGCCTACTAGTGACAGGAATAGGTCAGAAGAGCTTATAGGTGATCGCCGTAGTATGGGCTATCATCTTGCTGATAATATTTTTGGCTTTGATGATGATTATGAGACTAAAGGCGAGAAGGCTGGAACTGCAGTTAAAGAGGCAATTACCCAAGCCGTAACTGATCCAATTGGTACAGGTAAAGCTATAGCCACTGGAATGTATGATGCCATCGATAAAGGCATGGATGGGCCAGTAGCTTTTTATGAGGGGCCAGACTATCAGGTAGATTTTTTAGGTAATCCGGTAGGTACAGAAGAAGAAGTAGCCGAAGTCAATCAGGCGTTAGCTCAAGCAGAGCAAGACTACCTAATGAATAACCTTGATATTACGGCTGGCGTAGGTGCTGGCGGTATGTCGGCAAGTAAAGCTTTGGTAGATGTAGATCCTGATGCTGCGTATTCTGGATTATTTTTAAATACTAGAGCCGCCCGTACATCTGACCCTGATTTTCAAAAAGCATATAAATTAGATGCACAAGGTGAAGACCGTGACAAAATCTGGGAACAAACTGGATGGGGGAAGCTTTTTGGCGAGTGGGTCAAGGAAACTGATGACAGTTTAACCTATACAAAGAAGATGGCTGATACTGGAGTGGCAGCTAAAAATCTTGGCGTACCAGAAGCTCCAACCAAAAAACCAGAAGGATCTTCTGTAGTAACAAGCGCGGTTAGTGCAAAAAAACGTAAGGAAGCTGAAAAAGAAGTTAAACAGGTACAGCTTAGATA